ATAGGTGCATGGCCAGCACGCGCTTGAAATGAAAAAAAGAGATTGACGATCATGGCAAACGCCATGAGAGCGATGGCTCTGCCGAGGCCACGATTTCTTGTTCGCATGTTCCCCAGTCTCTCCGTGTAATGCGCATGAAAAAGCCGCTAGGCGCGGCCGTTTCTGTGTGGCTGGCTTATGAAGTTGCCCCATGGACACGGACGCTCGATGACCGACGCGAACCCTGTGCCCCCTATGCGTGTTATAGCAAATTCGCGCCAGCAAAGGTTGTGGAATCGGTCGTTGGCTCACCGAAGCGCGTTCCGTCATGGACACAGTCGCTAAGCCGTCGAATAGCCGCCCTCGGCCGCTAGCCGTAAGTCGCCGTGCCAAGCGAAGATGCATCATTTCCGGGAACAGACCGAACGAAGCGGTCGAGACGACACTTTGGCCATCGCAGCAAGCGACCTGACTAAAACAGGCCGCCCGACACCACCGGCTCGTAGTTCGTGATCATCAGCTCGCCGCTCTCGGCCGGTGTGCCGTGCGTGTTGGCCACGCTGTAGCGAATCCGCAATGGCGTCGTGTGCATTCCTTCGAGCGACCACGGCAGGTCGCCCTTCTTCGTTACTGGATAACGCCGCCCTTGCGCAGATCATTCCAGCAGGCATGCTCGCCGAGTCGGATGGTCACCTCGGCCTGATACAGACCGATCATCTGCGCCTTCCATGCATCGTTGGTCGGAATGTCGGCCGCTCCTTTTAGCTCCGGCACAAACGGCACCACTGCCGGCGGCGGTGTGCGGTCACAGTTGACCGCTGATGGCTTGGTTGGCGCGTTCGACGGCTTGGTTGAGAGCAGCTTGCACCCCGTCAGGGCGAGCGCAAGCCAGGTCAGCAGCTGGACGGTCACGATAGACCGTACGGATCGTTTCGAGCGTGTCATGGGTTTGGCCTTGGATGGCTGGCAGTTGCGTACCGAGCGTGGTGCTGAGCGCACCGGTGGCCAGGGCGCTGTAGTGGTCGAGTGCATCGCGGTCCCCCAGCAGCTGGGCGGATGCGCGTGCATCGTCCGCAAGCACCGCGTTGCGGCCGTCCTCGAAGCGTCCATTGCCGTAGTGACGCACAGCGATCGCGCGCGAGGTCATCAATGTGATCGCCGCGAGCGCCACACCGGCATAGGAATAACAGCTTTTCATGGATTCCCCTTGTCGCCCGCGGGCAGTGGTCTCGGATTTATGCTGATGCTGGCGGTGCGGTCACCCTCCTCCAGTTGCACACCGAGTCGGGCTCTAACTAGGCGCTCAAGCATGCGGATGCTCACCGTTGCGCCCAGCCACCCGCACACACCAACACACACGCCGGTCCACTGCGGGGAGAGGTGCAACTGCTGGCAGATCAGCATCACCAAAATGCCGACGAAGCCCGCGGCCATCGACTCCAGGAGCGTGCGCCACATCGAGATGTGCCCGCCGGCATCGAGCGTGCGCAGCACATGGCCAAGCGCACCGCCCACACACGCAAACAACGGGTACAGCACCAGTTGCCACCAGGTGAAGTTGAGCGGCGGCTGATCCATGTCAGTGCCTATCGCGCGCATGGCGGGTCATAGGACATAGGCAGCGGTCAAGCCCGGCAATAATCCGCACTGCAGTTTGGCGAGCACCTTGGCGGTCGCTTCGTCTTTTGTGATCTTGCCGTCGTGGTTTGCATCGAGGCCGGAGTTTTGCCGGTAGCCAGCACCGTCAGAGAACAGCACTGAGCTGCCCGACTGGCCCACGTACTTAGGCAGCAAGATCGCCATGTACATATCCGACAGCGAGCTGATGCGGCGCGCATACGGCTCAAAGTACTGCTGCACGTAAACCAGCTGTGACTCTGCCGACAAAAGCTGCAGGTTCTCGATAGTGGTGCCAAGGCCGGCAGCGGTTGCCGGCATAAACTGAATCAAGCCCACCGCGCCCGATCCTGCCGCATTGCGTACCGATGAGCTAAACGTCTCGCCGCTTTCAAACGCCATGCAGCTCATCAGCCAGCTCGGATGCTCAACACCCCAACCAAAGTCACGGCAGATGCCGATCAGTGTTTTGGCAAAGCCCGTGGATACGCGTGCGCCCCATGCAAGACTGATCGCGGAGCCGGTCGCAGAGTTTGACTGTTGGTTTGGCATGCGGCCAGCATGCCGGGCTCGCTGTGCCACCTTTACCGGACAGGCGGCACACGTCTAACTGCGTGAGTAAGTGAATGATGCCGTAAGCGTCTGCCAGCCGGTCAGCCCGGCACGCACAGCGTCGATTTCCACACGCACCGGACCATCGCCACTTACCACGGGCGTGAGCGCGTTGGCAGTGACACCGGTGGTCGTACTGTCGAGCGCGTTGTTGAGATACACGCGCACTGTGTAGGTGGTGCCCGATTCCGGGCCGATATCGACTTGCAGGGTGTCCACCATCTGATCGGCTTGCAGCACGCGCGAGCGATGCGACCATGCCAGCGCCAAGCTGCCGACGACCGTCGCCGGATAGCGATTACCCGCCACCCTGAGATTGCCCGGCGGGTAGGGCCGCGCCTGGCGCTGTTTCATCGGCAGGCTGAGCGTGGCCGCTGCGGATGGATCGAGCATGCCTGCGCCGGAAACGGTCAACAGCTTGGCGTTGACGCTTTCGCCGACTACGTATTGCGTGCTGTCGGTGCCGACATGGCCTTGATAGAACCACAACCGCGCACCAAGCGCGTGCGGCGCTGGTACGGTATCAACACAACCGCGACCCAGCGTGACACTGCCAGTCACGGTGTTGATGCCGTCGATACGCACGACTTCTGCATCCAGCAGCGCCGCGCTGCCCACCTGTACCGCCGAGAGGTCATCGAATGCGGACAGCGCGGCCGTGGTATCGGTGGGCCCGATCGCCGCCCCCAGCGTACCGGTGGTGATGAAGTCGCCGCCGCCGCGATCGGCGTACGCCGCCGTACCCAGCCGAGTGAACAGGTGATAGTTGTAATTGACGCCGGGCGGGCGCACAGCCAGCGCCGTGAGGTAGCCGGCGTCGGACGTGAGCGTCTGCAGGTTAGCCGGGTCCATCGTGCGAGCCAGGTCGCGGTACGTCATCTCCACCGCCTGCGACGTGGTGATGGCCTGCGGCGTGCGGTCTGGCGCTGTCCACAGCGAGCCGCTGGGCGTGAGGTACGAGGTGGACGGTAGCGCAAACTCATCCTGTGCCCAGCTGATCGTGATGCTGCGCGCGGTGCTGTCGCCATAGTTGACCTTGAGCACGCGGATCGGCATCTGCACCACTTTCTCGCGTGCCCAGCTGAGCAGCAGCACGTCGCCCACCTTAATTTTCCAGCGCGTACTCTTGACCTTGCATTCGCCCTTGGCCAGCAACGCACTGAGCGTGTGGCAGTCACGTGCCGCCAGGCGGCTGGCGAGCGCCGCACCCCACGCGCCTGGGTACGCGGTCGACTGGTCCACCACCTTGCCCTGCGCCTGAATGTTGGCGAGGTTCTGGTACACCACCGCCGCATCTTCGTTGGTGTCGACGTCGCGATACGTCACGGTGACCTGATTCACCGACTGATCAAGGACTGGCACTTGAAAGCTGGTCATCTCGATAATATCGTTTTCATCGAGCACGGTGTCGGGGTTGGCCGCCAACGTGGCCACGTTGTAATCCGCGCGCAGCAACCGAATGCCGGCGCGGTTCGTGGTCGGGTCGATGGTGCGCAGCGCGCCGATATGGTTGAGCACGACGTTGATGAAATCGCCCACCGCGTCCGCCGATGACCACTTGAGGCAAAGCCCCATGCCCTCGTTGTAGAGCGTCTGCGCGGCTGTCAGAAAGCTGGTGTCGTCGAGGCCCTGCCCGGCATCTTCGGATGCGCTCCACACCGGATCAGTGAGTACCTGATAGATGATGTGCGCCGGGTTCATGCCACGGCCGACCTTGCACAGCTCCGGGTGCCAGACCGGTGTATTCCACCCCTGTAAGTGACGGCGCACGCGGAAGCGCCACGCCTTGACATAAGGGCTCATCGCACCGACCAGGCCAATAAAGGCCACGGTGCAGATGTTGCGATACGCCGGGCGCACGAGGGGCTCGATCTTGGCCAGCGCGGCGCTGGGTACCTGCGTCGCCTCGCCCATCAGCACGGTGAGCGTGCCCTGCACGCCTCCTTCCTGCTTTTCGCCGCCGTAAAGGTTGCGCGCGTTAATGGCCACCGTGCCGCTCACGACGATACTTTTCTGCCCGATTAGCGGAAACATGATTTTGTCGTCGCCGCGGATCTCCAGAATCTCGTCCAGCGGTCCATGGCTCAGGCCCATATGGAATGTGCCGCCGTACCAGTAACCGATGGTGGTGCCGCGGCTCTTACCGCCCATGGGCTACCTCGGCACGTGCGATCGCGCAGGCGCGCAAGGCAAATGAATCGCCGGTGGCCTCCAGCGTTTCCAGTGGCAGGCCATCGCGCAGAAACGCGCGATAGTCCAGAT